TTTAACTAAAAGTTCTAAACCTAAAACGGTTAAGTCAAATAATCCAGTTGCATCTTCGATAAACAATTTCCCAAAGACAATTAAAGGTTCAGCTAAAAAAGGTTTGGGTGTTGTTGGTAAATATCTTTTGGGTCTTCCAAGTATTAAGTAAATCTAAACAGTTGAAAAACAAATAACATAAGCTATGAAAAAAGGAAAACGATTATATTCTCCAGAACAAGGAAGTGATGCCATATGGGATGGCCCCCTAGATTTAGATTCAATGCCAAAAGGTAAAGGGTCTAGTAGTGGAGCAAACGGTATACAGCTATTGGCTCACAACGAACCAGCTTATATACCAGGCCCTATCACTAAGATAGCTAAAGGTACAGGCGGCTTAGGTATGAACTAATGGGAGTAACTGACTTGAAGGTATACACACTGAGCACTATAGTAATGTTTATAACATTAACCGAAGTAGAGGTATTATTAAAAATATTCTTACTAGCATTAACAATAGCATACACTTCATATAAGTGGATTTATTTTTATAAAAAGAAAAGGAATGGAAATAAGTAAATATGTATCATACAAGGAGGGAACAAGAAGTTCTACAGCTAGCCGATTAGATATTGACAATAGCCCTAATGCCGTTCAATTACTTAATATGGTATTATTGTCTGAGGAAATATTTGAGCCTCTTAGAAAGTATGTAGGAGGGCCGATAAGAATTAACAGTTTCTTCAGATCCAAAAAATTGAATACTGCGATTGGGGGAAGTTTATCCTCGCAGCATTGTAAAGGTGAAGCTTTTGATTTAGACGACTCTTATGGTCACAAAACAAATGCAGAAATGTATAACTTTATTAAAGACAACCTATCTTATGATCAAATGATTTGGGAATTTGGTTCGGATGAGAATCCGAGCTGGCTACACGTATCTTATGTTTCTGAAGAAGAAAATAGAAAAGTTAGATTAAAAGCTTACAAAGAAGATGGTAAAACTAAATACAAAGTTATATAATGCCTTACATACAACACGACAGCCCGTTCTTTGCTAAAAGTAAGCCCCCAGCTCCTTCAAAAAAGAAGTCGTTAGGTTATTATAATAAAGCAAACCCTACAGGTACAGGAACTGACGCTGGAGGAGGTATGAGCGAAAAGGGAGTTAGCAAGTACAGGAAAGATAACCCTGGAAGTAAGCTACAGACAGCGGTAACCACTCCTCCTTCTAAACTTAAAAAAGGAAGTAAGGATGCGGGAAGAAGAAAATCTTTTTGTGCTAGGTCAAAAGGTTGGAAGGGAGAAAGAGGTTTAGCTGCAAGAAGAAGGTGGAATTGTTAAAAATAAATAAATAAATAAATAAATAATAGATATGGATAAGTCAAGAAAAAGAATTGCACAAGATTACGCTCGTAATGCTATTGTAGATGGAAATACTAAGGAAGGTAGATACGAAAAAAAGATGGCTGTAAAAGAAGCTGCTGGAGAAGGCCCTTCTATGAAGTCTAGTCTTTACATGTCAGGAACATCTATGGGTAACGGTGTCAATATGAAAAGTGGATGTCAGATTTCTAAACACATGAAAGGCAGTGGAATGAATATGAGTGCTGACTTAAAATATATGCCTATTGATAAACGAGCTTCAGGTAAATAAAAATTATGAAAAGCCCAAAAGAATATATTGATAGAACAAAAGAATATGCGAATGCGGTAGCTAATCCAAACGAGTTTATAGCTCTAGCTAATGAAGATCAAGCTAAGATGGGGCAGAACCTTATGGACAGCAAACTTTTTGATACTTTTGCTACTTCGGAGTTAAAGGGTTCAAAAAGGTTTCAGGAAGACAGAATAAAAAGATCCGAAGAGCGTGAGTATCAACATGGTTTAAAGGTTGCAAAAGATAAGGCTTTAGATGAGGGCATGAAAATAACAGGACAAGGTGTTTCATCTCCTGCATTGCAAAAAAAAATAGACGAAGAAAAGTTAAGGATAAATAATGCCGCTGCAACTTCTTATAATAAAAGCTTAGGTATTAACCAAGTAAGTGAATTAGCAATGAAAAGTTCTGGTACTTCAATGGGTTCAGGAAAATTACCTATAGGTGATAACATTAAGAAATCAGGTAGTCAGATTGGAAAACACATGAATAAATATGGCTTTTAAATTACAATCTCCTCCATATAAAAAAGATCCAGTGCCTACCTATGAAACAGATTTAGGTGAAGGTATTCTTGGCCAAAGTAATAATAATGGTACTATAGTGATTAATAGTAATCTAGACCCAAAGTTTCATAAGGAAGTTATTGACCACGAAAAGGTTCATATTAACCAAATATCTAGAGGAGACTTAGATTACGATGATGATAATATATACTGGAAAGGAAAAACTTACTCAAAGAAAGATAGTAAGATAGCTATGGCTAGCCCAAAAAATTCTCCTTGGGAAAAGGAGGCTTATAGTAAATCAAAAACTAAATATAAAGATAATAAATACAATGTCTAAAAAAAAGTTTAAGGATACTAAGATAGCTGAGTTTTTAAAAAACAAAGCACCAGGAATTTTAAATGTTGTTGGGGATATTTTGCCCACTAATGGAGCCTTTGGAATTATAAAGAATTTAATAACCAAAGATATGTCTTTGTCTTTTAAAGATAAAGATACGGCAATGAAAATTATAGACCAAGACATAGTTGAGATGAAAGAGGTTAGTAAGAGGTGGGCTGCTGATATGAAGTCTGATTCTTGGTTATCTAAGAATACTAGGCCAATGTCATTAATATTTTTAACCTTAATGACTGTCTCCTTAATATGGGTTGATAGTATTGAATACGCTAGCTTTTCGGTTGATATAGGGTGGGTGAATTTACTGCAAACTTTAACCACAACAGTATATGTTGCTTACTTTGGTTCAAGGGGAGCGGAAAAATGGAAAACTTTAAGTAATAATAAATAGAGTATAATCAAGTTTAATTTAATATAATGAATATAACAGAAAAAGAATTAGAAGAAGTTAGAGATCAACAAACTAAAATTGCCGAGATAAAGCAAGATTTAGGAACTCTAGAAATGCAAAAGCACGAGATACTTCACGTTTTAGTTAATCTAAATAAAGAAGTTAACGATACCAAGAAACTATTAGAAGATCAGTACGGAAGAATTAATATTAATCTTGATGACGGTAGTTATACTGATATTGAAGAAAACATTATTAAATAATGGGAAGTGTTATAAGAAAAATCAGCATTGGTTCTGATTACAAAAATGAAGCTATGCATTACGCTGTATCACAGCAAGTATATGGCGGTCACGAAATATCTGACATTCTCTTAGATGAGAAAGATAACTCTTATAACATTTACATAAAGAAGAACAATGAAATATTGCCTTGGAAGAAGTTTAATTCTAACATGGCTATATCTGTGGAATACGATTTACATTATTAATGAAAAGTGTAAATGATTTTATTGTAAAGCCTATAGAAGGGAGATACAATAACACAGTCAAAGTTGGGAATGTAGATCTTGTAGTGAATACAAAAATAGAAGAATTTAAAAGTATAAGCAAAGTTGCTGAGGTGGTTGCTTTACCGTTATCAATAAAAACAGATATAAAGATTGGGGATAAGGTTATAGTTCACCATAATATCTTTAGAAGGTTTTACGATATAAGAGGTAAGGAGAAAAACAGTAGGAGTTTTATAAAAGAAGATATGTACGCCTGCTCACCAGAGCAAATATACATGTACGGAGCTAATACAGCTCATTTAGACTACTGTTTTGTAAAACCTATAGTAAACCATGATATTTTTATTACAAGCAAGGAGAAGCCTCTTATGGGCTTATTAAAACACGGTAATAAGGTATTAAGCAAACTTGGAGTTTACGAGGGTGATTTAGTTTCTTTTAGACCGACATCTGAATTTGAGTTTGTAATAGACGGAGAATTATTATATTGTATGAAATTAATTAATATTGTTGCGAAACATGAACGTAAAGGAAACGAAAAAGAGTATAATCCAAGCTGGGCAAAAAGCTGTTGAGGAATTGATTAAGGTGGCTAAAGAACCTATCGTGGATTCTGATGATGACCTAACAGCAGACAAATTAAAAAATGCGGCAGCTACTAAAAAATTAGCTATATTTGATGCTTTTGAGATTCTTAACAGAATACAAGAGGAAGAACAAATGCTAAATGACATTGATAAAAAAGGTGATTCTAAGAAACAGCAAAAATTTAAAGGATTTGCCGAAGGGAGAGCGAAGTTCGAGTAATATGTACGAACAAACATTATATAAGGTACTGGATAATTACATAAAGCCTGCCACCCTAAAAAAGAAAAATAGAGCTAAGTCTTGGAAGCACGGTTATGACGAAGACCATGATATGGTTATAATAAGTAAAACTGGTAAGATTGGAGATATATATGAGATACAAAATCTTAAAATAGCTTTACCTCTTGAGGAAAAAACTTATAAGTTTAAAGATAAGAAATGGGGTAAGATTGAATACCCTAAAGAATTAAGTAGAATAAAAACAATATTTGACTGGAAGGAATACTCTGAGGAATTTAAAGAGGACTGGTACGATTACATTGAAACAGAATTTGAAAGAAGGGAAAAAGGGTTTTTCTTTTATAATAAAAACAAGTCTACTTACATTACAGGCTCACACTATATGTATTTACAATGGTCAAAGATTGACGTTGGAAATGCAGACTTCAGAGAATCAAATAGATTATTCTATATTTTCTGGGAGGCGTGTAAGGCCGATGTAAGATGTTTTGGAATGTGTTACCTGAAGAACAGGCGTAGCGGATTTTCATTTATGTCGTCAGGAGAAACTGTTAACCTTGCTACAATGTCAACCGATTCAAGGTATGGCGTATTATCAAAGTCAGGGCCTGATGCAAAGAAAATGTTTACCGATAAGATTGTTCCTATATCAATCAACTACCCGTTTTTTTTCAAGCCCATACAAGACGGTATGGATAGGCCAAAGACAGAATTAGCATATAGAGTACCAGCATCAAAGCTTACAAGACGAAAGCTTGATGTTAACGAAAAGTTAGAAGAGTTAAAAGGATTAGATTCTACTATAGATTGGAAAAACACTGGCGATAACTCTTATGATGGGGAAAAGCTAAAGCTGTTAGTACACGATGAGTCTGGCAAATGGGAAAGACCTAATAATATATTAAACAACTGGAGGGTAACCAAAACTTGCTTAAGATTAGGTTCTAGGATTATTGGTAAGTGTATGATGGGGTCTACTAGCAACGCACTAGATAAAGGCGGTAGTAATTTTAAGAAATTATATTATGCATCAGATGTTGAAAAAAGAAACAGTAACGGACAAACTGCTTCTGGATTATATTCTTTGTTTATACCTATGGAGTGGAATTACGAAGGATACATTGATTCTTATGGAATGCCTGTCTTCGACACACCAGAGAATGCAATTGAGGATCCGTATGGAACACCTATTAAGAAAGGGGTCATCGACTATTGGAAAAACGAAGTTGATGGATTAAAGCAAGACCAGGACGGTTTAAATGAATTTTATAGACAATTTCCTCGTACTGAACAACACGCATTTAGAGACGAGGCAAAAGAATCTTTATTTAATCTAACTAAAATTTACCAGCAGATAGACCACAACGAGTCTATGGCTTCTAGCACATTAGTTACAAAAGGCAACTTTCAATGGAAAGAGGGCGTTAAGGATACTAAGGTAATATTTATGCCAAATAAGAATGGTAGATTTTATATAAGCTGGATACCACCAATTGGATTGCAGAATAGAATTATAGTAAAGAATGGGGGCAACTATCCGGGTAATGAGCACTTAGGTGCATTTGGTTGTGATAGTTACGATATATCAGGTACAGTAGACAATAGAGGCTCTAATGGTTCTCTACATGGGTTAACAAAGTTTAGTATGGAGGACGCACCTTCTAATCATTTCTTTTTAGAATATATAGCTAGACCTCAAACTGCTGAAATATTTTTTGAGGATGTATTGATGGCTTGTATTTTTTACGGTATGCCAATACTTGCAGAGAACAATAAACCTAGATTGTTATATCACTTTAAAAGAAGAGGTTACAGAGGATATTCTATGAATAGACCAGACAAGCTAGTAAATAAATTATCCGTAACGGAAAGAGAAATTGGAGGAATACCAAACTCTAGTGAAGATATAAAACAAGCACACGCTGCCGCAATAGAAACATATATTGAGGAGTTAGTTGGGGTTCTTGGTGATGATGAAATGGGGGACGTATACTTCCAGAGAACTTTAGAAGATTGGGCTAGGTTTAATATTAATAACAGAACCAGTCACGATGCTTCGATAAGTTCTGGATTAGCTATAATGGCTTGTAACAGGAATAGATACGCACCGATAAATAAGGTGACAAGAAAAAATATAAATCTAGGATTTAAGAGATACGATAATACTGGAGAATTTTCAAAAATAATAAATAAATGAACGTAGGCGCAAACCCAAATAGTGTATTTCCTAGCCAAGTAGTTAGTGACGCTGAAAAATCAAGCTTTGAATATGGCGTACAGGTTGGACGAGCTGTAGAGTCGGAGTGGTTTAGACAAGGTGGAATGGGAAATAGATTCTCACAAAACTACAATCATTATCATACCCTAAGACTTTATGCACGAGGAGAGCAGCCGGTACAGAAATATAAAGATGAATTAGCAATAAATGGCGACTTGTCTTATTTGAATTTAGATTGGCAGCCCGTTCCAGTTATATCTAAATTTGTAGATATCGTTGTTAACGGAATTACCGAAAAGGAATTTGAAATAAAAGCATATGCTCAAGACCCTGAAGCTATAAGAAAAAGGACTGAGTATGCCGAAGCTATTATGCAAGATATGATAGCTAAAGCTCAGATTGAACAACTTAACGCTGCAATCGGAGTAAATACATTTAATACTAAAAACCCAGAAAACTTACCGCAGTCAGAAGAAGAGCTATCGCTTCACATGCAACTTGATTACAAGCAATCTATTGAGGTAGCTGAAGAGGAAGTTATAAATCAGGTTTTAGCTAAGAATAAGTTTAGTGAAGTAAAGAAAAGATTTAACTATGATTTAGCCGTGTTAGGTATTGGAGCTGCCAAGACGACTTGGAATAAGTCTGAGGGAGTCGTTCTAGACTACTGTGACCCTGCTCGCTTAATTTATTCTTATACAGACGATCCGAACTTTGAAGATATATATTATGTAGGTGAAGTAAAAGCACTTACAATTCCTGAGTTAAAAAAACAATTTCCTGATATTTCAAAGGAAGAGTTAGAAAGAGTAGAAAAAATGCCTGGCAATAGAGAATATATTACTGGGTGGAATGCTTACGATAGAAACACTGTTCAAGTTTTATTCTTTGAATATAAGACTTACAACAATCAAGTATTTAAAATAAAGCAAGGCCCTAACGGATTAGAGAAGTCAATACAAAAGACAGATGATTTTAATCCTCCTGAAAATGATACGTTTAAGAAGGTGTCAAGAAGTATAGAGGTATTATATACTGGAGCTAAGGTATTGGGTACTAATACAATGCTACAATGGGAACTCTCTAAGAATATGACCAGACCGTTTGCGGACACAACTAAAGTAGAAATGAACTACGTTATTTGTGCTCCTAGAATGTATCAAGGAAGAATAGAATCTATAGTAAGTAAGATTACTGGATTTGCTGATATGATTCAGCTAACACACCTTAAGCTACAACAGGTAATGTCAAGGATGGTTCCTGACGGAGTTTTTTTAGATGTAGATGGATTAGCAGAGGTTGACCTAGGTAACGGAACTAATTATAATCCAGCAGAAGCACTTAACATGTACTTTCAAACTGGTAGTGTATTAGGTAGGTCAATGACGCAGGATGGTGAAATGAATAGGGCTAAAGTTCCAATTCAAGAACTGCAAACATCAAGTGGAGGGGCTAAGATACAATCTTTAATACAGACCTATCAATACTACCTACAAATGATAAGAGATGTAACAGGACTTAATGAAGCGAGAGATGGATCTAATCCATCTAAGGATTCTTTAGTAGGGTTGCAGAAAATGGCCGCTAACGCTTCTAATGTTGCAACTAGACACATACTACAGGCTAGCTGTTATATATCGCTTAGGATATGCGAAAACATTTCTATGAGAGTTGCAGATTCTTTGGAGTTCGCTTTAACAGCAAATTCCCTAGAAAATAGTTTAACTAAATTTAATGTTGCAACCTTAGCTGAAATAAGCCAATTAAACTTACATGACTTTGGTATATTTTTAGAGCTAGAGCCAGACGATGAGATAAAAGCACAGCTAGAGCAAAACATACAGGTTGCGTTACAGTCAGGCGGTATAGACCTAGAGGACGCTATAGATATAAGGCAAGTCAAAAATCTTCAGTTAGCAAATGAAATGCTAAAAAACAGAAGAAAGAAAAAACAAGCTGCCGAGCAACAAGCAAAGCAAGCTAACATACAAGCACAAGCAGAGGCAAATGCTGGATTAGCTGAAAAATCATCAATGTTTGAAGTGCAAAAACAACAGGCCTTAACTGCCGAAAAGGTAAGTATAGAGCAGGCGAAATCTCAATTTGAAATACAGAGAATGCAGACGGAAGCTCAAATAAAAAGAGAGTTGATGGCTACCGAATTTAATTTTAACATGCAACTAGCTCAAGCTAGATTAGAGTCCGAGAGCTTAAAAGAAAAAGAGATAGAGGACAGGAAGGATGAAAGAGTTAAAATAACAGGAACTCAACAATCCGAAATGATTGACCAAAGAAAAAACAATTTATTACCTAAAAACTTTGAATCTACAGGTAATGATGTATTAAGTGGGGGTTTTGGTTTAGGCCAGTTTGACCCAAAGTAAATTTTTAATTTTTATTATATTATATTATGTCAGGAGAAAAAGAAGAAGTAAAGCAAGAAGGGGAGTTTAAAATAAAGAAAAAGCCTTCAATGAAAAAACTAGGTAAACAGCCTGAAGTTACTAAACTAGATTTATCTGCTAAGAAAATAGCGGAATCAGGGGTAACTAAAGTGGTAATACCTTCTAGCGAAGAAAATCAAGATGCCAATACAAAGCAAGAAACAACAGGTGTGGCTTCAGATGAACAAGCCGGAGTTATACAAGAAGTGGAAACGGAAGTATCACCAAGGGAAATCCCCATTCAAAATGATGAGTTCTCTAATATACAAGAAGTAACCGATGAAGAAGAAACTAAAGACATTGTTCAGGAGTTAAAAGAAGAGAGAAATCCTCTTCCAGAAAATATAGAGAAGCTAGTTTCTTTTATGAAAGAGACTGGAGGCGATATAGAAGATTATGTAAGATTAAATGCTGACTACAGTAATGTAGATAGCAATGCTCTACTAAGAGAGTATTATAATAAAAGTAAGCCTCACTTAGACGCTGAGGAAATATCCTTTCTGATAGAAGACAACTTCTCGTATGATGAAGACCTTGATGATGAAAGAGAAATACGCAAGAAGAAGCTTGCGTTTAAAGAAGAGGTTGCAGAAGCTGAAGGTTTTTTGGAGGAACTAAAGGGTAAATATTACGATGAGATTAAGTTAAGACCAGGCGTTACCCAAGAACAAAAAAAAGCTACAGACTTCTTTAATCGATATAATGAAGAGCAGAGCTTAACGGAGCAAAAGCAGGACAGGTTTAAGAAAGCTACATCTGATCTTTTAAACGATGATTTCAAAGGTTTTGATTTCAATATCGGGGAAAAGAAATTTAGATATGGCATTAATAACCCAACTAAAGTTGCTTCGGATCAATCTAATCTAACTGATTTTACTGGAAAGTTTCTAGATAACGGAGAAGTTAAAGATTACAAAGGTTATCATAAAGCTATGTATGCTGCTTCAAATGTAGACAAGATTGCAACTCATTTTTACGAGCAAGGTAAAGCTGATTCAGTTAAGGATATAGTTAATAGTTCAAAGAACATTTCCGATAAGCCTAGACAAACAGCTGATGACAGTGTTTTTATTAATGGGTTAAAAGTTAAAGCTATAACTGGAGTAGATTCTTCTAAGTTAAGAATTAAAAAAACAAAATTTTAAAAATTAAAAAAGAAAAAAAATGGGACAATTTGGAACAAACGATCCACTAGGTGCATTTAGCCTAAGACCGATGCCAACTAAAACAACTTTGGCATCAAATTATTTAAACTTTGCTGACGGAAGCGGAAACGATTTTGCACAGCAGTATTTACCAGAAATTTATGAAGCTGAAGTAGAGCGATACGGAAACAGAACTTTATCTGGATTCTTGCGTATGGTTGGTGCTGAGATGCCAATGACTTCTGATCAAGTTATATGGTCTGAGCAAAACAGGTTACATATCGGATATGAGAACGGAGCAGGAAACTTAAGTGTTGTACTTAGTGGTGCTGCAACAGCGGCTGGTTCAACAATTACTTTAGGTTCTGACCATAACATGTCAGTAAGAGTAGGTAACACTGTTGTTATCGCTGATGCTGCTACTGGATTTGTAACATTAAAATGTTATGTTTCTGCTATCAATCAAACAGCTAGAACATTTACCGTATTATCATATACTACTGCTGATTTAACTAGCATTGCAAACGGAGCTGTAAACCTATTCGTTTACGGGTCTGAATTTGGTAAAGGTACAGACGGAATGACTGGTTCTCTTGAGGCTTCATTTACGCAGTTTAACAACAAGCCGATTATCATTAAGGATTCTTATGAAATAAGTGGTTCTGATGCTGCTCAAATTGGTTGGGTTGAAGTTGCTACTGAAGATGGAACATCTGGATATCTATGGTATTTGAAATCAGAAGGCGAAACTCGTCTACGTTTTCAAGATTACCTAGAGATGGCTGTTGTTGAAGGTGAAACTGCTACTGCCGCTTCTGGTGTTGTTAGTCAGGTTGCTTTAGGAGCAGGAATTACAACTGCTGGTACTGAAGGGTTATTTGCTGCAATTACTGCAAGAGGTAACGTATACCAAAACTACGCAAACGGAACTGGAACAGGTGGTGCTGGAGCTAGAAGTGCTTTAGGAGACTTTGATTTAATTTTGCAAAATCTTGACAAGCAAGGGGCTATTGAAGAAAACATGTTATTCTTAGATAGAGCTACATCTTTGGATTTTGATGATATGTTAGCTGCTCAGAACTCTTATGGAGCTGGTGGTACTTCTTATGGAGTTTTCGAAAACTCTGAGGAAATGGCATTGAACTTAGGATTCGATGGTTTTAGAAGAGGTTCTTATGATTTCTACAAGACTGATTGGAAATATTTGAACGATGCTACTACTCGTGGTATGATTGACAACATTAAAGGTGTTATGGTTCCTGCTGGAACAAGCACAGTTTACGATCAAATGCTAGGTACTAACATCAGACGACCATTTCTACATGTACGATACAGAGCTTCTGAAGCTGATGACCGCAGAATGAAGTCTTGGATTACTGGTTCTGTTGGTGGAGCAGCTACTTCTACTTTTGATAAGATGGAAGTAAGTTTCTTATCTGAGAGATGTTTAGTAACTCAAGCAGCTAATAACTTCGTGTTATTCACAGCAGCTTAATTATAAGCAATAAATATTACTTGGGGTCACGCTTTGTGGCCCTAAGTTTTATTTTTTTTATTTATTTATTATATTATATTTTATGAAAGCAAAAGAAAAAACAAAAGACACTTGGGAACTGAAGGACAGAAGATACTATCTTTCTCACAATAAAAGCCCACTAACAATGACATTAGCTAGTAAGCATTCAGAATTACATCCTATGATGTATTTTGACGAGAAACTAGGATATGAAAGAGAGTTAAGGTACGCTACAAATCAATTATCAACATTTGTAGATGAACAAAAAGGCCCTGTAACTCTTGCACATATTGTATTTATACAAGGAGTATTAATGGTTCCTAAGAATAAGCAAAACTTACAAAAGCTATTATCTTTATATCACCCTCAGAGAGGTTTAACGTATAAAGAACAAGATGAGGTTGCAAACGCTGTAAATCAGCTAGATGACATTCAGCTTGAGATAGAAGCATTAAATCTTGCTAACACACTTGAGTTAGAGCATGCTGAAGCAATACTAAGAACAGAATTAGGTAGTGCTGTATCTACAATGAGCAGTAAGGAACTTAAAAGAGATTTGATGTTATTAGCTAAAAGCAATCCAGCTTTATTTATAAGTTTAGCACAAGATGAGAATGTTGAGCTAAGAAGCTTTGGTATTAGAGCTGCTGAGGCCGGAATAATAGCATTGTCTTCAGATCAAAAAACATTCAAATGGGTAATCAACGGCAGAAAGCTAATGGAAGTTCCTTTTGACGAACACCCTTACTCGGCATTAGCTAGTTGGTTTAAAACTGATGAAGGAATGTTAGTGTATAAAAGTATAGAGAAAAAATTCTCTTAATATGTAACTATAATTTATAGTGGTGGGCTGACTTAATGTTGGCTCACCTTTATAAATAAAACACAAAATAATATGGCAATAAACGTGAATACGGTATACAAGACTGTATTATTAATACTCAACAAGGAAGAGAGGGGCTATGTAACTCCAGATGAGTTTAATAAAATTGCCACACAGGTTCAGCTAGAAACATTTGAACAGTATGGCGAAGATTTAAACCAGCAACTTCGTATACCTCAGACAGATACAGATTACGCAGATAGAGTTGCTGCTATTGATGAGCACCTTTCTATATTTAAAACATCAGGGCCTGCTGCTTATGTAGCCGCTGCTGCCCCAACTCCTGCTCATTTTACATTGCCTACTACTGACGTTTTTAATAATACCGTAGAGCTTTACAGGCTAGGTGTTGTTAACTACAAAGAACAAGTCGAACTCCAAAGACTTCAAAGAATGGATTTTTATAACATTCAAAAATCTCCATTAACAAAATCAACAGAAACATTCCCAACTTATTTACTAGAAAATGAAAGGTTATTCGTAAAGCCTGATACTATTATTAGTAATATAAACTGTGACTTCTTAAGAAAGCCAATAGACCCTAGGTGGGGTTATTCAATTGGAACTGTAGGACAGTATGTTTATGACCCTACCGTATACGGGCCATTACTATTAAACACTGGCTCTGGAACGCTAACAGGTAGTATAACAGGCGTGAATCCAACAGACAAAGACCCAGCGATTACTACTGGGGTCGTCCAAAGTACTACGACTGGCTCTGGGGTGGGCTTAACTGTTAGTATAACAACTATTGGTGCTGCTGGATCTGCCACAGTAACAGATGTTAGTATCACCTCTGCTGGTACGGGATACGTAAGTGCAGATACAGTAACTTTTTCTAGTGCAAGTTTTGGCGGTGGTGTAGGTGGTAGTTTGGAGGTGACGTTACAAGATTCTAATTTTAACTCTAATAGCACTTATGGCTCAACTCAAATAGAACTAGACGTATCGGAACAGACAAGTTTTATATTAAAAACTTTATTCTACTTCGGTGTTGTAGTAAAAGATCCTCAGATTATTCAAGTTGCTGCTTCTCAAATCCAGCAAGAAGAAAACAACTCAAAAAGATAAGATATGCCAAATCCAAATGGTGGTTTAATAACCGAAACTAATGCTCAGTATTATTCAGGTCAGCAAGGCTTTATAGGTGATGGTGTTACGTTATCATTTGTTTGTAATTTTAACACAGACTTAGCTAACGCTGTTGTTGGTGCTTCTAATGCAAACTATACGGTAACTGTAAATGGTCTTGCACCTGGTACATTCACTATGGCAAACAACATTATAAAATTTAATGTTGCACCTGCTAATTTAGCGGTAATTTTAATTACCCTAAGCACAAATGCTTTAAGGTCTAACTATGGTGGTTATCAATACACTAGCCTTAATGATATAATCAATAACTTTATGGTTGCATATGTTGGTGCTGGCAAACTAATACTTAGTGCTAAAAGAACAGACATTATATTTCATGCTAAACGTGGTATGCAAGAGTTTAGCTACGATACGTTAAAAAGTATTAAGTCTCAGGAGCTAACTATGTCACCTAGCCTAACAGCTATAATACCACAGGATTACGTTAATTACGTTAGGTTATCTTGGATAGACAACTTAGGTGTTAAAAGAATAATATACCCGAACAATAACTTAACTATAAACCCAGCTCAAGCATTAGAGCAAGACAATAAAGGAGTCCCAGTGCAAGATGGATTTGGTGAGAATATAGAAACTGATCCACCTGAAACAGTACAGAGGTGGAGAAAAGCTAATGCTAGCATAATATCAGGAACTTTTAGTAACACACAGCTAAATCAAGGTTTTGATTTTGATAGAGATTATTGGGGAGATAGTTTTTGGGGTGGCGTAAACGGACAGAGATATGGTCTAGAGCCTCAACTTACACAAAGAAACGGGTGGTTTGGTATCGATGAGGTTAGAGGCGTATTCACCTTTTCAAGCAATTTAAAGGACGTTATGATAACCATAGAGTACATTTCTGACGGTCTAGCATACGACTTGGACACTAGGGTTCCCAAGATGATAGAGGACGCTATGTACAGCCATATAAGCCACGCAATAATAGCCAGTAGAATCAATCAGCCAGAATACGTTGTTAATAGATTAAGACGAGAACGAAGTGCTAAACTTAGAAACGCAAAAATAAGGCTGTCTAACATAAAGCTAGGTGAGATAGTTCAAGTTATGAGAGGTAAATCTAAATGGATAAAATCTTAAAATATGCCAGAAGCTAATAATCAATTTACAGGCTCTAAGATGAATAAAGATCTTAGCCCTAGATTAATCCCTAGTACACAGTACATAGACGCAAGGAACGCTACAGTATTAAATTCTGAAGGTGGAGAATCAGGGTTGCTTCAAAATGTTGAGGGTAATACATTATTAACTAATCTTAATTTAATTGGAGAGAATTTAGAGATAGTAGGCTTATTTTCAGATAAGATATTAGATAGAATGTTTTTGTTTGTAACGAACTGGAATGACCCATCTCCTGAAGGCGTGTCAAACTTTGCTTCACCAGCCTCTAGTCATTACATATGCATGTATGATATTAAGACTAACACCTCAACTACCTTAGTATCGGGGAGTTTTTTAAACTTTAGCAAAACAAAGCGTATACTTGCTGTAAATTTACTAGAAGATTTATTATTTTTTACAGATAATAGGAATCAGCCTAGAAAAATAAATGTTAATTCTGCAATATCAGATTCCACTTATTATACGAATGAGGATAATATTTCAGTGTTAAGGTACTTCCCTTGGAATGCTCCTCGATTATCTAAGAATATATTATCCCCAGGAAAAACAAGCCAATACCCTTTAGAGGTAAGAAGTGAGCTTTTAATAACTACTCAGCCACTTGTAATTGTTAAACCTTCTGGAACATACATTGAGCAGGTAGGATCTGCTGGCTGGACGACTAGCGGTGACGGAATCGATGCTTACATATCGATAACCATAGAAGGAACTTCTCCAAATCAAAATATTTCTAGCTTATTTGTTAGTGATTTTAATGTTAACTTAACAAGCAATATAACTACGAATCCAACAAATAAAAACCCAACAACTACTACTGGGGTTATTCAAAGTGCTACAACTGGTTCTGGTGTAGGTTTAACTGTTAGTATAACAACTACTGGTGCTGTCGGCTCTGCTACAGTAACAGACGTTAGCATTACCTCTGCTGGTACAGGATATACAAGTGGAAATACAGTAACCTTTTCTGGCGCAAGTTTTGGTGGTGGGGTAGGTAATGATTTAGTAATAACCGTACCTTCAACAGTCCCTGCTCTTGTTACTGGAGGCAATAACTTCAGTATTGGGGATACTATAACTATAGGTAGCCCTTGGACTAACCCAACCGCATTACCCTCGGGTGATATAGTACTTACCATTGGAAGTCAGAATATAGCTCAAACACCAACAATGAAGGATGTTGTTAGTGAGAATCTGCCTGGTGCTATAGAGCGTAAGGTTGCTGCAATTACCCCATCCACTGTTTTTAATTACGGGTCACCTGTAAAAAGAGGAGATAATATATGGAGTAGAATATTTCAAGAAACAGCCGACTCAACTCCTAGACCTATACTTTTAACGCAATCTCCTAGTCCATTTGTACCTAATGCTAAAAATTTTGAGTTGCTACAAGGCACTGGGGCTGGGCTTGAGGGTCTTGGGTTAGAAGTCTCTGTTAGCGTTATAGATGTCCCAACACTCTCAGGTAAGTTAAGGGTAGGAGTTGGAACTTTAAACTCTAGTATAAGCACACAGGTTACCGGTGCAAAGGTTAACGGTTTATTTAATAATGTAAGTTTTACTACAAATGGTTCAGGATCAGGAGCTACTTTTAATTTAATTTCATTGTCTGCTGTGTCAGCAAGCATAGAAGTTGTTATCCCAGGAGATGGATATTCAGTGTCTGATACAATAACATTTCCTGCTGGATCTATGGGTTCGGGAAGCACTGTGTTAGTAGTCACTCTTGAAGATTCTGATGTTATTAGAAATACGATTAATATAAATGTCGTTTCTTCTGGGAATAATTACTCTAGTGGGAATCAAATAAAAATTCTAAGAGGAGTTTCTCTCGCAGGACGAGGCCCTATTCCAGGATTGTCTAATGATTTAATTCTAGATTTAGATGCGACAAGGTTAACTTTACTACCTACGAGTTCTTTCGTTAACTCTAAAATAACTAGTACTAATTCTGATGGTGACCCTAAAATTATATTATCTGATAATATTAGCATAACGGCTAATACTGGAGGTAATCAGATTACCCACGATTCAACATCAAACATAGCTGTATCTGATATTGTAACATTTTCTGCTAACCCATTTTACGATACCACATTTGATGGAGATAAAGATTTTTTATCTGAAAAATTTGTTAGGTTTAGCTATAGGTTTAAGTTTGATGATAACCAATATTCTTTAATAGCTCCGTTCACACAGGCAGCTTTTATACCAAGACAAGACGGCTACTTTTTAGAAGATTCAATTCCAGAAAGTATTGATGACGTTGAGTCTAACTCTGATGAAAACAGAGCGATAAAAAGCACTATAATAGCATTTTTTGAAAACAAAGTAAACCAAGTTGGCATTACTATAGATATGCCAGAGGGTATTAATACGCCAGCCGAATTATACGATAAATTAAAGGTTATAGAAATAGATATTTTATATAAAGACTCTGATGAATCTAATATAAAAATAATAGATACAATAACAAAAGATTCTTTTATAGGTCTAGTAACAAATCAATATACATATAAATATAATGCTTCAATGCCTATAAGAACCTTACGTTCTGTAGATTTTTCTAGAGCTGCTGATAGAGCTCCAATTAGAGCTAAAGCACAAGAAGTTGCAGGGAATAGGGTAATATATGGAAACTATCTAGATAGAACATCAAGGCCAAACAAACTAAATTATATAGCTACATCTGGAGAAAAGCAAAGCTATGGAACATATAATTCATTTAATCAAGTTGAATATCCAAATCATAACCTAAAGCAAAGTAGGTCATATGAGATTGGAATAGTTTTGGCTGATAAATTTGGAAGGCAATCTGACGTTATAACTTCTGATAATTCAACTGTATTTAATGATTATAGACAAAGTAGGTCTGGTATAAAATCTTATTTAGGTGATTCGTTAAAAATAAATTGGGGTGGAGTTATTCCTTCTGTAATAGACAGGGAGGGATATGCAGGATTGTATAGCCTTACAAATCCCCTTGGGTGGTATAGTTATAAGGTTGTGGTAAAGCAAAGTGCTCAAGATTATTATAATGTATATCTACCTACAATATTAAACAACAAGCCGCAGCCTGATGTGTTGAGAATTAATATCAGAAAAATGGTAAACAACACTGGTGCGGATGAATTTTGTGACTTATCTAGCGACTCAGAGCCAGTTCCGGATATGTGGATTGGAGCTTATTTACAAGGCACTAACACAAACCTTAGTGCTATAAACGTAACCTTATCTGAAATAGATTCAAGCGGAAAAACTTTAACTTTTATTAATCCATCTAATTATACTCTTGGAGAAGGGTGGGCATCTTTAACTATCTCCCCTAAAAATATTGAAGTAAATGAAGATTTAGCTTTTATAACTTTATTTAGCGATAATGTAAATAAAGTTTCTAGAGACTTAAAAACATCTGCATCACAAGACCTTACTTTCTCTAGCTCTGTTAAGCTATACGGTAGAGTTTGGAACAATAGATATTACGATAATGCTAATTCTAATAGGCAATATTTCCCATCATTAAATGGAATAGCGGATGACGTAGGAAGAATTGGATTGATACCGGATATAGGTGCAAATAAAGGTTCTAAAGGTAATTTAGCATACATATCTCCATTTTATAGCGTTCCTTCGGCTAGCGTAAAAGGCGGCAACCCATATGTAGCGTCTATTAATACAGAAAAACTTATAGGTGCTACCGGAGGAAATAAGTCTGCCAATGTTTCCTTTGAAAAATTAAGATTAAATGTATATGAAACAACTCCATTTGAATCTAACTTAGATATCTATTACGAATCTAGTTCAAGTGGACTTATATCACAGTTAAACAATTATATTAATCAAGATTCAGATATAAACGACCCTTCTTTAATTGCGGACTGGTCTTGGGAGTTAAACGAAAGTAATTTTTCAACTATCGCAACTCCTTATTATGTAAATAAAGACTTTTTTGATGTAACAAATAGTACGGGCATTAGTATAGTTGGAGCAGACCTTAAGGGAGAGATAATTAAAGTTGTTGATGGTAATGGTAATATACTATCAAACACCTCTTACTTTACGTTAGAGCAAAATACTACTGCTGGGACTGACCAATACAAGTTTAGATTAAAGATAGCCGTAGGTAAATACTTTGCATACGACTCTCAGTCTTATATAAAAGATAGGTATAATTTTACGATTAGGTTTACTAAGACCTTAGCTAGCGGTGAAGTATTTTCTAAAGATATAACAACAAACGAAGCAAATGAATTAGACAACTTTGTTCCTGGTTATGCAGCTATACCTAATCCTATACCAGATGCACAAGAATTTAGTGTTGCTGGATATAGAACTTTATATGACTTGAACGGAAAGAATGGAAGTGCAAATACAACTGACCCTAGTATATTTAAAAGAGGGTTACTTTGGCAGGTTACTAACGTAGAGTTTCTGTGGGTTGGCAATAATAATACTTGGACGCCATACTCTCCATCTATGTACAATGGTGCTATTGATTACAATAAAGTTAGTTGGATGTTACTTGGTTCTGCCCAAGGAGCTATTTCAGCAGAAACATTATCATATTCAAGTGAATTTATCACTCTGAATACTAATGCTGCGGGTACTCCTAGCGGTATAGTCGATTTGTACACATACAATAAAAGAGTAGACACACAATTTAGGGTTAGCTTAAAATTAAGTGATGCGTCTGGTCTTAGTGGAAGTCTTTCTACTACTACAACAATATACTTTACACTTCGTGAAAATTAAATTAGAATGGCTACAATAAGAGAAGTAACATATTTCAATTCGTTTATAGTTAAAAAATTAGTTGAGGCAAATGTAGATACGGAACTGAACATCGGTAAGGTATTAGCCAATACAGGTATTACAAGCGGAACTATAGGCTTTTATACTAATATAGCATCGACAACTTCAGGTTCAGGAGTAGAATTGAAAATGTCAGCTAATGTTATTAGTTCTACAATTGTTACTTTGGCTGTAACTACCACAGGTAGGGGATACTCAGTTGGAGACATTATAACTGTAACAGCAGGTCAATTAGGAGTAGGATCTTCAGGAACTACAATAACCGTTGCAGCAATTCCAGATTTATTCAATCAAGGATCAGGTAAAGCTGTGTGGCCTGGGTTGCCATGGAATCCTAACGGATACCCACTCTTCCCTAATCTTGTGTCAACTGATATTTATCCAAATGGAAATGACGATGTTTACATGTGGTATATAGAGGAGTCTAGAATACGGGGAGGTTATAATAACAAACAAGTTGACCTTGGAGTTAGGGCATATATAAAGGAAACCACTGATGATGAGTTAATATTGAGCAATGGAATAATTTATTCTGGCCTTTACAATTCTACAACTGGATTTAACGATACTAACGTATTTTCTGTAGCAGAAAAAATTCAAACTCAAGTAGACCCTAGATATGGGGGAATACAAAAATTATATGCCTCAAACACAAATTTAGTTATCTTTCAAAATGATAAGATAAGCAGGGCGTTGATAGATAAAGATGAAATATATACAGCCGATGGGGATGCTTTAAAAACAGCATCGTCACTTGTTATAGGAAGCATTACTCAATATTCTGGAGAGTATGGCATAAGTAACAACCCAGAGTCTTTTGCATTCAAAGGAAGTAGATTATACTTTTCAGATAAAAACAGGGGAGCTGTAATGAGATTGTCAACAGACGGACTTACTGAAATAAGTATGTATGGTATGCGTGACTATTTTAGAGATAAGCTTGCTGCCGTATCTGAACAGCCAGAACTTAGTAGCTTGCTTACATTAAAGCTATACGCAGCAAACCCTGGACTATCGACTATTTTCCCAACAAACTCCATTATAGCTGAAGACTCTTCTACAGGGTTGATTAGTAACCTAGAACTTGGTATGCAGTTTTCGTCATCGATATATGGTAATAGCGGGGTATATGTTTATTCAAAGCAGGATGTAGGAGGGTTGACGGGGGCTTTAACTATAACTAATAACGTGCCTGCTTTAAATGGAGGGCCCGCATCGTACACACTTACCGAGGGGTCTGGAGGATTCACTACATCTCGTGGGTCTAGCGGTCAAAGTTCAGCTACTATTGTTGTAGTAGTTGATGGTGCTGGTGCGGTATCAAGTGTGACGGCAACTGTTCCTGGCACTTTTTATTCAGTAGGCGATGTCATATCAATTAACACTGATAATATAGGAACTATTTCTGTTCCACCTGGCGACCCTGCTCAAATTGGATTTCTTACCGTAACAATAATAGAATCTAATTTAACAAATATTTCTACAACTGCTAAGAGATTGATATTTGACCGTATACTAACACTACCCTCAGGCGTAACACCTGCAAACGAGGACTTTAGTTTCTATAAACTTATCAATGATAAAATTGTTGGTGGATACGATAACTACTATGACAACTACGTTATATCTATACAGGATGGGGCAACTAGTGCTTACGATACCTTATCGTTTGCTGATACGGTAAACGGGTGGACTAGTCTTTGGGATTACAAGCCAGCGTTTATGGACACTATAAATAGCGTATATTATTCTATCGAAGGTGGGAATGTGTGGAAACATTACAATGAATCTGTAATTAATAATAGAGGGTACTTCTATGGAACTTATTATCCTACTTCAGTGCAGCTATCTTTTAATCCAGTTGCATCTACATCTAAGAACTTTAATACAATTAATTACGAAGGAACTAATGGTTGGCAAGTTGATTACTTTCTATCTGATAGAACAGGCCCTACAGCAATAAACTCAGAATCAAACAATTACAAAGATGAAGCGTCTTCTATATATAGCTATGATGAAGGGGTTTACACTGAGAATGGAGTTGTAAGAAGGGTTGGATTTAATAGAAAGGAGAATAAATATGTAGCCAACTTAATAAATAAAGGCGTGTTGATTAGTGGCACTAACCAAAACGTATCGTTTGGTCAGCCAGGACAAGTAGTTCCAGGCTCAAGTATGAGTGGTATAAAAGGTTTCTTTGCTACAGTTAAATTAAGAACAGATAATACTACAGAATTAGGGGGGTTAAAGACTTTATTTACTGTATCTTCGAACTTTGTAAAATCATAATTAAATGAAGTTAAAAAAAATAAACAAGGAAATAGAAGATTTGCAAAACCTTATAGTATCAAACAAGGATAAGGAAGGTTTTTATGGAGATGGACTTAGTATAGTAGATATACCTGAAATACCTATAAAGAATAGTTTTGCTGACCAAATATATATAAGGCAGATGACAATGAAAGCAGACCAGTTAGTCGTTGGAGCTATTCATAATCACCAGCATGTATGGTTCTTGTTAACTGGACATGTATCAATTAATAACAACGGTGAAGTTATAGATTATATTGCACCTTGTTACACTGTGTCAGAGCCAGGAGCAAAGAGGGTTATATACGCACACGAAGATTCTGTGTTTGTTAACGTACATAAAAATCCTCTAAACGTAAAAGATATAAAACAATTAGAGAAAGAAATAGTCTCATTTACAACAGAAGAATTTAACAAAAAAAATAAATAACTATGAGTTTTATAGCGTTAGGCATAGGAGCAGCGGCAAGTATAACTGGAATGATAATAAAATCTTCTAGAGCAAAAAAGCGTTTAAAAGAAGCGGAAAAAGAAAAGAGAGACTCACAAAATAGGATGGCGGCACTAGAAGCTGATAGACAGGATATTATAAATCCATATGCTGCTGCTAAAGATTTATCTGGAGAACTTTCAAATCCACTTGCTAACCTAACCGTAGCAACAGGAGCTGCTGAAATACAGATGCAACAATCTGACGCTGCCTTAGCAAACACATTAGATACTTTAAGGGCTACAGGAGCAGGAGCAGGTGGTGCAACCGCATTAGCACAAGCCGCACGGCAAAGCAAGAAGGGTGTAGCCGCTAACATAGAGCAACAAGAAGTTGCTAATCAGAAGCTTGCCGCACAAGGAGAACTTAATCTACAAACTCAGGTTCTTTCCGAAAAAAGAAGAATGCAACAAGCTGACGCTGAAGGAAGGAAGTTTGTTTATGACCAGCAAGAAAGTAGAGAGATGAATGCAATGAATAGAGCTCAAAGTGATATAGATCAAGCTAGAAGTGATTTTAGGCAATCTAGAGCTGATGATGATGCAACCACAGATGACGCTATTAAATTCGCAGCAGATGCTGGATATGCCGGTTATGTAGCAACAGGGTCTGACTCAGAATCAGGCAACACAACAAACAATTACTCTGGTGGTGGTCAAGAGGGTGAATTTAATGTAGAGAAGCAAGAAGGAACTCCAACCCCTGCACCATAAATCAAAACTATTTTACAAAAAATACATATATAAAACATGGGAACATATTCTAATCCAGCATTACAAAAAAGTATTTCAAGCGTAAGGCCAAGTACTAGTTCTAATTCTAGAGCAGCAGACCAAGGTCTATCGGCTATGATAAAAAATCGCCAGAAAGCAATAGCTGATAATGAATTAAGAAATGAAACTAATTGGAAACTACGTCAAACAGCTTTAGCTGATGTTGGTACAGCTAAACAAACTCTTATAGACGCAGGTAAAAAGAGTAAAATTAATATGGAATCCCTTAATATTGCTTCAAAGCAAATTATGAAAGATTATGCAAATACTAAGATTAGATTATCTCAGGCGACATCTAAGTATGAGGGGTACGAGAAGGATGAGGCTTTTCTCAGGCACACAGAGTCAATGCTAGCTAATATTGGAGATACCTTTGGTACTATGAACTACACCATTGAAAAATATAACGAAACACTAAACTCTAAAGGAGCGGGCACGGGTGGTGGTCAAATAGATATGTCTTCAGTAGATTCAAGGTTTTTGGCTATGATGGAAATATCAAAGCCTGGGAATGGTATAAATGGGCAAATATCTTGGGATGCAAGTTACGATGAAGAAAATGGTTGGACATGGAAGCAGTTAGCTAAAGGGGAATCGATAAGGCAAGCTAATCTATCAAAGGGTATCGATAGCGATGTTTATGAGATGTCTTACACGGCAAATGCAGACTTTGAGAACAATAAGGACAATAGCGATTATAATAGTCTTGTGTACAATACAGTTCCAGAGGTTCTTGATAAGAACACGATAAAAACCTTAGCAGATTTAAAGGTAACCAATAATGACGGTAAGATTTTAGATGACTATAAAATTGATGGAACGGAAACTAGAAATGGTGAAGTATTTAAAACCAAAAGCACTAATGTGCGTGAGTTATATGGAAGAGTAAAGGTTGCCGCAGATGCTAAGGTTGCGGGTATATCTGCTGGAACAGATAACGTTGTTGCATCCTCAATGAGAGCGTATGTTGGTAGAGGATTAGAAGAGGAAGTTATTAATGGAAAGAAGCAATTTGTTTATTACAAACCTTCCTATAATGGAGACGGAACATTAAAAAGAGATAAAGAAGATAACCCATATGAGGATCCGTCTAACAAAGTTATACTTGGTGATGATGAGCTAGGTGGCGGTCAGTTTATCAGACAGAATATTGAGGAGAACGCTCAGAGGTTTGGTTTTAACGAGGAGCAGTTTAAGGAGTTTTCCGAATGGGCACAATATCAAACAGCCTATGAATTAGGTGCGTTTACTAAAGATAATGGGGTAATAAATGTGGGAGCTACTAACCGACTAAGGGCTGATAGAGCTGCTGCTATTAGTAGAAATAAAGCAAACTCAGGTAAGTTTAATACAAGCCAAGTAATTGATAATGCCGTAGCAGGGTATAAAGAAGCTACAGGAATGGGTAACACCGAAGGAGCTATGTCAGCCTTAACTTCAATGAATGGCTTGAATGATTTTCTTATAGAGGCTGACCCAAACCAAAGCGGAATAATAAATATATATGAGGAAACTGGTACTGGAAAAAACAGGGAAGAGAGTTCTGTAGGATCATTTGATGTGAATAATGATATGCAACAAATATATAGTATTCTTGGCTCTAAAAAAGTTTCTACAGAAGACCCTACTAAGACTAGCCAAGGCAAAAAAATAAACAAACTTGTTGAATCATATATTCCGATTAGTGATGAAGATAAAAATATAGAAGATGATGAGGACTTTAAGGATTGGTTTAGCCAAAAGCAGTTATATGATTTAGGTATCGAGTTGAGTGAGGATTCATTTGGCTACAATACAATAACAGTAACGAAAGATGGAAAAGAAATACTTAACTTTAATCCTAAAGAAGAAGAAGGACAAGCTGAGTGGGAAAAAATGGTAAGAGGCTTGGTAGGTGGAGAATCATCAACCAATAGCGGTAATAAAGGCACAAGCAGTAAAGTTGAAACAGGTAAATTCGGTTAAAAATATATTATGAACGAAGAAATTTTAATGAATATTTGGAAGGACTTGTCTTCTAATAATTTAACAGACTCTGAATTTGACTCATGGAAAACGAACATCAGTGAGAATAAAGAAGTACAGAATAATGTACACAACTATTTAGTTGATAAAAAATTAACCGATAGCGACCTTGATACTTGGAAGGCTAACGTACTAGGTGATGGTAGTCTAGCAAAGATGGATGCTGTTGCGGTAGAGGATGCGACCACACCAGCAGATACGGGTTTAGCATCGGAGGGTGGTTCATCGGAATCACAAGAAGAAGACACTCTTGTTGAAAGGGTTTTTGGGAAGAACGAAGTTACCGATACTCTAGGAGATTTATGGAGGGCAGGGGTACAAGGTGTAGCACAATCAGCAGCCGTAGACCCATCAATGGATTTAATGACTTCTGGAGCAGATGCTTCGGTTAACGAAATATATAAATACATAAGAGCAAATGAGAAATTAAGTAAAAACCAAAAGATTCAAGATGAAATGGCATCATGGGATAAAGATGTTGATAAGAATGGTGGAGGAGTTTATGGTATTCTGATGGCAACAATAAATAACCCTGGAATTGCAATACCAGTAATGGTAAGTTCGATGGCTACAATGGTCGGCTCTCTTCAATCAGAACAGGCTGTCGCTGCTACCGCTGCGGGTGTTGGTACTGGTGCTGCACTTGGATTAGCTGGAGGAGTGTTCGCTCCTTTAACATCAACAGGAGGGGCTATGATTGGTGGGTATGCTGCATTATCCGGTACTATGGAGGCAGCATTAACATTCAATGAACTCCTTCAAGAAGAAATAGGTGGGGTACTTACTCCTGAAAAAGTTAAGATGGTTTTAAGCGACCCAGAAAAACTTTCTACTTTAAGACAAAAAGCAATTGCTAGGGGTGCTGTAATTTCTGCTGTAGACGTTATAACAGCAGGGGTCGCAGGTAAATTTACAGGCACAGTTCTTAAAAAGGCAGTACCATTAGGGAAAAACATTGCGTCTAGGACGGCTATAAAAACTGCTGGTATTGCTGGTGGTGTACTAGTAGAGGGTGCTGGTGGAGGTGTTGGTGAAGCTAGTGCTAGGGCTGTAATAGGCCAAGAGATGAACGCTAAAGATATAGCTCTTGAGGTAATTGGTGAGTTTGGTGGAGCAGGAATTAGTGTAGTTCCTGCCGCTTATAAAAACTTAAAGACTGTAAGCGGAAGGGTTCAGGCAAATAAGACGGCTACGGAAGGGGGATATAAAAACGCATCATCCGTATTCGATCCTAACACAGACATTGACGAAACAACTATAACACTTGCGTCCAACAAAAACACATCAAACCTTGTTGACGAGCAGGTTGAAATAGAGGTCGCTAACGGCAGAATGACTCAAGAGGAATCTAATGCTATAAAAGAAAACTTTAGAAGCACTCAGGGTGCTGTAAATACAGCCAATAAAATAGATAGGCTAACCTCAGAAAATAAGCCAGAAGCAGTAAGGCTTTTAATTGAAGAGGCGAAGTTAAAGAATAAAATAAAAGACGTTGATAACGTTTCGTTAACTAAAACAGAGGCGGTAAGACTTAAAGAAGTTCAAGCCAGTCTAGAGAATATCGGTAACCCTAATGAAGAATTTGAAAAAGAAACAACAGGAGAAACTGAAACCGAAACTGAAACCGAAACAATTGAGCAACCTGCAACAGATGTGTCAAGCGATGGACAGAATAATGGAAAAGAAGTAGAAAAATTAAGAGCAGAAGAGCAAGTAGAATTGCTTGAGGCTATTCCTAACTCTGAGAACTATTTAACAGATGGTAAGGTTGATGGAAAAAAGATAACTAACCCTGAAGATAAAGCTAAGTTTGAGGAAATATACAACAAGTATAATGAACTTATATCAATCGCTACTACCGAGAAATCCTCGGAGGTTGAAACAATACCCCAGGAAGCTCTAGAAGAACTAGAAGCAGAGGTGCAATCAAGAGAAGAGCAAGGTAGTCTTTTAGATAACGCAAACAAAGAAGAAAAGGTTTACATAAACGGCAAAGAGGGTAATATAAAGATTGACCCAACAAATGAGAATACCATTATATTTGAGTCGGGTGACGAAATAATTGAACTTGGAAATAAAGATGAGGTAGGTTCTGAGCCTATCGCTGGTTTTGGTTTAACTACAATGCCAACTGAAGGTTTAGATGTACAAGCAAAAACTATGGATTCAGATGTTGTATCTGTAGATGGTAAAAAGTACAATGTAATAGGTAGAAGTAAGGATAAAAAAGGAAAGGCTGTAGTAAAAGTAAAGGAAATAGGTACAGGGTTAGTAAGAAGAATTAAAGGAGCTAAAGCTGAAAGGGTTTTAAAGGATATCCAGCTTAGAAAGGTAAAAAAGGAAACTACGCTACCGTTAACAACAGAAGGAAAAGAAGTTGTTAGTCCTACTAAAAAAGAAAGAAGAGCCGAAAGGGTTGCAGAAAAGAAAAAAGCCAGAGAAGAGTACGATAAAAAATCCTTAGAGGAGTTATCTCAAATGGAGGAAGAGTCTCAGAAAAGTGTCCAAGAGTTTGAAGAAATGGCTCTTGATGAGGCCGCTCAAGATTCTAAAAACAAAGACTTAGTTCAGGTTGGAGAAGACGTATTTCAAGTAACCAAGAATGACGATGGTTCTTTCACTGTATCTCAGATGAACGAAAGTGGTAAACTGATTGGCACTAGAGAAGAAGCAAAGAGAAGTAAAGCTATAGGTGTATTTAAGTCTAAGAAATCAAACCAAGAAACAAAGGCTTTAGCTAATGCAGAAAAACTTATAGATGACTTTAAAAAAGAAGAATTACAAAGAATAGATAATGCTATTAATGAACGTCTAGCTACAAGACAACAAAAAACACAAGGATCAAAGCCTGCATTTAACGAAAGAATATCTGCACCTGAGTCGATTGTAACTAATGCGTTAAAAGTTCTTAGAAACTCTTATGCGTCAGGAATGACAATAATGCAATCTATAGACGATGCATTATCATTTACAGAAGATCAAGGGTTCTCCGCAAACGAGTTTTATTTTAAGAAGTTTGTTCTTGATACACTTAAAGCTCCCAAGCCAAAAGAAACTACAAAGGCTGCACTAAAAACTAAAGCTACACCAAGAGAAGCTACAAAGGCCACTGGAATAGAAAAAATAACTACCAAGTATGGTAAGATTGGAATTAGAAGGCAAGTAAAAAAAGCTAGAAAAGCTTTATCAAAGATTGCTAAGGGTGTTGCCATTGAGGTTTATGAGACAAAGCAAGAGTATGTAGCTTCTGGAGGTAACCTTAATGAGGGTGGTTCGTATGTACCATCATCAAAAACTATAAAGATAAACCTTGAAAAAGCAAACCTAAGAACGGTTGCACACGAAGTATTCCACGCATTGTTACTTAAGGATGGCATAACAAACGCTAGAGCACAGAAGGTTACATCTGATATGATGACTACTGTTCGTAAGGTTGCGTCTCCAAAATTACTTAAAGAGCTTGATAGATTTGCTGACCAATACAAAAATGAAGGGCTTCAATCTGAGGAAAGTATTGCTGAACTTTTTGGTATACTAGCAGAGAACTACGAATCATCTACGCAGTCTGTAAAGGACTTAATAAAAGATTTTCTAAGAAAGCTTGCTAAGGCTCTTAATGTGCCAGTAGAAGGCATCTTAGATAGCGATAAGCAGGTTTTAGAGTTCTTAAATGTTGTGTCTGCAAAGGTAGCTTCTGGCGAGGTTATTGAGCAGTCTGATATAGAGATACTTGAAAATGAAGAGCAGGGTGAGTCAGGAGAGGTTGGTACTCTTATTATTCCTAGACAACAAATTGATGTTATAGATTCTAAAAACGCAAAAAACGACCCAAGAAAATGGATTAGGGATTTAGTTGATAATATAGATTTGATTAATATTGAAGGAACTAATTTTGTTACGAATATGTATGATTACACTAATGCTGGTGTTACAGAATTAGGTAATGGATATAGTATAGACTTATTAGGAGGTAGAAATTATGTACCTCTTATGATGACAAAGAAAGGTAAGAAACTAGGAGATGTATCTAATCTAGCTGCATTTAACACTAAATCTCAAGCAGAAGGATTTATAAAAAATGCTATCGATGGTAAGGCAAATATGTTTGCTCCTCACGCAGGAACATTAAAAGATTCTTGGCAGTTTCAGCAACACATATTTGAGTCGTTGGTAAGCTTAGTTCTTGATACTAATATACTAACAAATAAGGAGATTATAAAATTATTTGATTCTAATCTTAGAAATGAATCTGCTAAAAAAACTTACGCTGCAAAAATTAAAAGCATAAAAGAGAAAGGATACTATATAAAGAAAGTAGAAGGTAAGGATGTTATGGTTACTAAAAAACCAAACAAACCTACTCAATTTTTGAGTGCTTTCAAAAAATTTAGAGATAAATCTGGACTTAATATAAGTAACCTTGATTCATTTGAGTCTGACCCAAAAGAATTAGTAAGGCTTTTGGATATTGAAAATAATTTCTCGCCTGATTTAAGAAAATCTTTTAACGGAAAAATAGCATCTAATAAGAAGTTTCAAAAAGCTATTGGTGTTAAAAATTTAAAAGAGTTTTATCAAAGAATAATGGATCCTTTAAATGAAGGAGTTGTTGGTGGGGAGCTTATGACTTTTATTCAGTTTGACCCATCTACATTCGAAGTTTCAAAGACAAACACAAAAGATATTGATCATCACCCTTCTTTTGGTTGGGTAGTGAGTGCTAAAATAGAAAAAATATTACAGCCTACTAAATTTTATAAGTCATACGATGTAACCGATAGCTACACTAAGCATAATAAAAAAGACGTAGTAGTATCTAGTAAATCTGATGAAGGATTTATAATTACAAATGTATCCTCAAGTGCAGGTGCTCAACCCAAGGTAGCTACTATAAAAACCCCCCAAACCCGCCAGCAGCTACAAGAAGACTTCACAATAAAAGATGTAATAGAAGACGCTGATAAAGAGGGTCTTACGAGAAAAGAAACTATAGATGTTTTGCAAGAGCTTGGGTTTAGCAAAGATGAGATAAGAGGTGCGATGAAGCCCGTAAAGAAAAAAACTACATCTATAGCTTCTGAGACTAAAGGACTTAGTATTACCGAAAGATTTAAGCAAGGGTTCGAGGAATTTATTGATTCAGTAAAAAACGATAAAAGAAAAGCAAGAGAAGTTTCCGCACAGAAACTAAGAGATGAGATAGCTAAAGTTAAGGAGTTATTTAGAGCCAAGATAAAGCAAGGTGAAGCTGCTAGAGCTGATGTCATAAAAGAGATTAGGGTTATAATAAAAGAATCTAATCTTAAAGAAGTATCCAATAGAACCGTACAAAAGATAATGAAAAGCGTTGATCAGGCTAATGCAACTAATATGCAGAAGAAGATTAGCGATGTTATGGATGCTATCAGTAGAGATATAGACAGAAGGGCTATGAATGCTAGAATTAAAACTTTTAAGCTCGCTAAGTCTAAATTATCAAGGCTTGCACATTTAAAAGACCTTGAAGCTCCTGTACTAGCGGTGTTAAAGCTAAACCCTAAGCAACTATCAAAAGAAGCACTAAAAAATTATGATAAAGTCATAACAAGCCTATCAAATATAGAGACTAAGCGTGATGTGAAGGACAGAAATATAATTAAAAGCGATGCTAACGCTGTTATTAAATCTTTTACTGAAGATAACAATGAGGCTGAGGGTATTGCTGAAACAATAAACCAAAATCTTGACCTTAGCAAGACAAAGACAGAGAACTTAAAGCAAATGCTTAAGGATGGATTAATATCAGATTCTCAACTTGAAATTATAACAAGGTTTAAGGAACTTATAGGAAACTCGGACAACAAGGGGTTTACAATAGAGGAGTTAGAGGAGAAGGCAGCGGAAAAAAGAGCAGAGGCAGTAGAGGATTTTGAGGTGGCTGTAGAAGAAGCACCAAAATTTTTAGATAATTTATCGGACGATGATAAGGCTGCGTTAAAGTTTGCAAAAACCCTTAAGGTAGAAGACCTTGATATGTTAAGCACCTCTCAAATAAATATACTTACAAGGGGCGTTGAAATGCTTCAGGCTGGGTTTGTAACCACAAACTTAGTACAGTCTAAGTTGATTGTTGAGGCCAACAGAAATGAACAAGCAATTCCCTTATCAGAAATAAAGGAAAGTGGAGTTGTTGATAAATCAATATCGTCAGCTAAGGTAGCCGTAATTAATATGTTCAAGGGAAGAGGTAAGCTGGTTACATCCATACGGAATAGACTCAACTCAAGCCCACTTAAAAACATTGACCAAGTTCTTAGTGCTGGAGCTAAGAAGTTTAAGTCTACAATGATTTACGAGAATGTATTTAGACCTGTAAGTAGGGCGTTTGCAAGTGCAGAACAAATGATGTTAGACATAAATGCAGACCTAAAAAAAGCTAATGCAATTTTAGATATAAGTGCAAACAAGAGGTGGGTTCAGAAGGCTAAGATAATGATTTATCAAATCCAACGAGAGTTTGAAAGTAATCTTAAT